TCATAGGCAGCACGATTGCCACTCCAACTTTCCAAAAACAACCAAGTGTCGCCTAGCCTGCAAATGTTGGCCGCATCTAACACCATGCCTTGATCTCTGGGCATGTGAATTATTCGATCTGCTATACTGGTCACACCTGACAAGGCTTCGATCTCCATGTCTCTGCAGGGGTACATCATGGCACAGTCCACCACAGTGTCACCAGCTACGAGCAGTCGATCTCTTGGACAGTAGTTGTACATGCCACCACGGCCAACAAAGTCCAAGGGTCTTGGTCGTTGCACAGTGACTCGTGCTTGCAGCAACACTTCCATGAGACTGAACAAATCTTCTTCGGTTTCATCGACGATACGACGCGGCACCGGGCCTGCGGGTACTGGTGTTTCGGTCCAAGTGGTTTTCTCACTCTCTCGAGCAAACACCGGATCAGAACTGGGCCAGTTGGCGTTCTTGGCACTGCCCACTACTATTTCTTTGAGTGTGTCCCACTCGTTGGTGCTGTTGATCATAAGTGTCCGGTGACTTGTAAGGTGTATCTGGGTGCCATACCCATGTTGGCTGCCATGTGTGGGGTGTCATACTGCCAGTCTACTACATCGCCTCTACGCCATTTAACAAAAGGTTCGTCACAGTATTCAGCATAGTGTCCAGGTTGCCAATCTTCTAAAAACACTATGGCACGGTGTATGGTAGATTCGCGACCTTGCAATTGAAACAGATCGATGTAGCGCAGGTAAAGATCTGAGTGTGTGGGCAGTATGGTTCCGGGCATCATGCGATAGTAACTGGTGCCCACATCCTGCCAACCCTGTTGTCTAAAAAATTCAACTATCTGTGAATTCCAACTGGGTTGTGGTCGACGCATGTCACACATGTCGCCAGTGTAACGGCCAGGAAATCCTAAGTTGTTCCAGAAGGTGAGATTGGCTGGGTCATTGAACTGTTCGTTCTCGTACTCCAGCCAACGGAATTCCTGATTCCAAAAAGGCTCAATTCTATACTTACGGACGGCGTGTATTGCCATAGTGGATCACTGTCATGCCTGACATGTCCTTGGGCAACTTGCGCCATGGATCTACAATCACTGATCCGGGTTCGATTTCGCAGTAGAAATGATCCTGTGCACTGTCACCGGTGTAGCCATAAGTGATGTGACGATTGTGTGCCATCAGCACCACAGCAGGGCGACCCAGGCTTTCAATCACACGCTCCGAATTGTCAGCCAAGGGATCCACATAGTAATACTCTTGACACTGCTGTTCCAAGTAGTGACCGATCAAGGTTGAGTATGATCCAATGCAGTAGGGAACATCGGGCTTGTAGGCCTTGCCGTGAATCACAATGGGCATGTCTGAGTTGGCTTTTTGCTCGATCAAGAAGTTGGCTAGGTTTTCTGCTTGAATTTCTCTGGCGTGCATGATGGTGTCAAACAGGTCATAACCAATGTCATATTCTTCAGCCAACCAACGCAGGGCAATGTTGTCACGCGGATGGCAAGCACCTGCGTCGCCCATGCCTGCTGTCATGTACTTGGGTCCCATGATACGCATGGTGCTTTGTGCCAAGGCATCTGTCACAACATCCACATTGATGTTGCCAATACGCAGCGCAAAGTCCTGAATCATGTTGACCAAGCCTACCTTGGCCGAGATGAATGTGTTGTAGAAGATCTTGATGGCTTCGCACTCGTCCCAGGTACCTGTGACATAGCGTGGGTTGTTGGCCATCATTGCACGATAGATATCTACCAGTTCTTGCATTTCCTTGGGGTCACCAGTTTCGGTGCCAATCATGACCATTTCTGGATTTACCATATCCCACTTGACCGAACCCATGGCAATCAAGTATGGGTTGTAAAGGAACTGATGTTGCCGGTTCAACAGTGTGGCAAAATGTCTGCGAGTGGTTCCAGGCAGCACTGTACTAATCAACACAACCTTTTTGGGTGATTGAGCGTACTTGTTAATCTGGACCAAGGCATCTTTCACTGCATCGTGTCCAAAATCACAGGGCTCCATGTGACTGCTGGGAACTGATCCGTCATAGCCTTCTGCGTGTGGAGTGGGCACAGCAATAAAGATCCACTCGCTTTGATCCACTGTTTCTTCAATGGTGCAAACTTTCACTGAGTCACTGGTGCGTGGGTAAATATCGTAACCGCGCACATCATAGTGCTGAGCAAACACTTCAGCACAGTCCAAACCCAATTTACCTAGCCCAATAAAACCAATTTTTTTCATGACAATTCCTTTAGATAAAACTTACGAGTACATCGATAAATTATTCGATAGCAGTATCATAATTTATAGGTTTTTGCCTCACGGCAGTAAAAAACTGACTGACCTAAAAATTCTCACTGACTACCCTGATTCCGGTAATATGTTATGGGACCACACAACTCCATACATGATTTGTTATGACCAGGAACCGTTAAACTATGCACTGTATCAAGATCCAAATTTGCTAGATTGTTATTTTGATAGTGCTACAAGAAAAAGATTACTAAGTTTATTAAAACCAGAAGATTTAGCCCAATTTAAAAACATTTTTGGGGATATGAATCTAAAAATGAGATTAAACTCGTGGTTACAAGTGTTTGACAAAGTCATTTTACTACACTCTGAAAAAAATTCTACCGAAGTTGAAAAATATAGTTCTTCTGGATTTGAACCAGCGTATTGGTTTAGTCACGCCAGCATTGCTAGAGATTGGTTTAGATATGCTGAAATTGATCCAGGATTTAAAAAACACACCAATACCAAAGACTTTTTAATCTATAACAGAGCATGGTCTGGCACAAGAGAGTACAGGCTTAAATTTGTTGAACTTTTAATTGACCATGGTGTTGTAGATGACTGTTTGACCAGTTTTCAACCTTGGTGTGATAATAGTCATTACTTAAATCATGCATTTGTTAATAAAGATTTTGCTATCAAACAAAAAAATTTAGAATCACATTTTGAACTCAATACCTATGATGCAACTGCCAGCGCAGACTATGCGGTTAATGACTACAATTCATCACACATAGAAGTGGTGCTTGAAACATTGTTTGATGACATTAGATGGCAGCTAACAGAAAAGATTTTTAGACCTATTGCTTGTGGGCAGCCATTTATATTAGCATCTACTCCGGGTAGTTTAAAATATCTAAGATCTTATGGTTTTCAAACCTTTGATCCCTGGATTGACGAAACTTATGATGACATAATCGACAGTAAACATCGGCTGACAGCTATTGTACATGAAATGAAAAGAATCAGCAGTTTGAATACTGTTGAAAAACACAATTTTTTACAAGGCTGTAATTCAATAGCAGCACACAACAAAAATGTTTTCTTTTCTGAAAAATTCTTAACCGGCGTTTTAGCTGAACTCAAACAAAACATAGGTACCGCTTTAACTCAAGTAAAACAAACAGCATACGGCACATTCTTTAAAAAATACTTGCAGTTTAGAAAACCATATATGGAATCCACCAGCTGGACTGAATTCAGCCAAGAGTTGCTGCACTGGCTTGAAACCCAGACACATACCCCTAGAATTTAATCCATAAATATTGGATGTTCTATAAGGTCATCATTGCAGTATGGATAACAATGGCCATCGCTGCTTCATTGATAATCACCAGTTGCAGCAATCAACCAGTGGTGCACTCACCTATGCCTGCACCTGCACCCATGCAAAGATTTTGCCAACCAGGAGAGAATCCTGAGATCAATCGCTGTAAAGATTTCTCTGCAGATCAAACCAGTGGTGGAACCAGTCGAGGTAATCATGATGAAGATTTTCACTAAGATACTGCTAAGTTCCTGGACAGCAATCATCACTTTGATTATGGTGCTGGGACTGCGGGCATGGGATCCTGCTTTTGTAGAAAGTGTGAGACTGCGTTACTTTGATCAACTGATTACCAGCAAAGCACCCACAGTCAACCACATCTACACAGTGAACATTGATGAAGCCACATTGAACCGACATGGACAGTGGCCTTTCAAAAGAGATGTGTATGCTGCCTTAATTCGTGACCTATATCAGCGTGGTGCTGGTCTGGTGGTGTTCAATGTGCTCATGCCTGAATCCGACAGACTGGGTGGTGATCCTACCTTGTCCGCTATTCTTGCAGAGTATCCTGTGGTCTTGGTCAACACTGCTGCACCCTCAAACAAAAATACAGCCCGTAAACCTGGTGTGAGCATAATCAATTCTGAGTATGCGGATCGCATAGTACAATATCCAGGTATCATTGCCAATGTGCCTGCTGTGGAAAAAAATGCAGCAGGTGTGGGCATAACCAATACCTTGCCCGAGATTGATGGTGTTAATCGACGACTTCCTCTTGTGGTTGCTGTGGGTGAGAACTTGTACCCCAGCGTGGCACTAGAAACCTTGCGTGTGGCAGCAGGCGATCCCAGTTTTCAAATCAAACTCAGCGAACTGGGCGTAGATCGGATGCGCATACCAAAGTTTGGTGCCATTGCCACAGACAACCTGGGTCGTGTGTGGATTGACTGGAGCCAGCAATCACGGTCAGTAAGTGCTGTTAAATTGCCGCAGAACTTTGATGGGGCCATTGTTATAGTAGGTGTGAGCGCAGCCGGTATTGGTAATCCTGTGCCCACCAGTAGAGGTGCTGTGTGGCCGCAAGAGCTACAGGCCTCAGTGATCGGCACCATGGTCAATGGTGTGAACATACAACGCCCAGACTGGGCCGATGGTGGCGAGTTGTTGGCAATTGCTGTGGCTGGTTTGCTGCTGTTATTTTTGACCAGATGGACCTATGTGGGTCTGGCATCGGTTGTTGTACTTGTGGGTGCGGGCGTGGCGGGTAGTCAGTGGGGTTACAGTTATTATGCTTATCTGGTCGATGTCACTGCCTTTGTTGGTGCCATTGTTCTAGTATCATTACACGCTTACGGAGCAAAGTTTGTGAGCGAGTACTTGCAGAAGCAACAGATCAAGAAACAGTTTGGCACTTATCTTAGTCCAGCCATGGTAGAGCGACTACAGCGGAATCCTGAACTACTTAAACTTGGTGGCGACAGCAGAGAACTATCAATCATGTTTACTGATGTGCGTGGTTTCACCAGCATCAGCGAACATTACGGCCGGGATGTACAAGGCCTTACAAAGATAATGAATCGTTACATGACTGCAATGACTGCCAAGATCATTGAGAATGAGGGAACCTTGGACAAGTACATTGGCGATGCACAGATGGCGTTTTGGAATGCGCCCTTGGATGATGCAGATCATGCCAAGCATGCAGTAAAGACAGCGTTAGAAATGATGGGGAGTTTGGATGAATTCAACAGGGAAATCACTGCTGAGGGTGTTCCACCCTTTGGAATGGGTCTCGGCATTAACACCGATACCGTGGTTGTGGGTAACATGGGCAGCAGCCAACGGTTTGATTACACTTGTTTGGGCGATGGTGTAAATCTCGCATCACGTTTGGAAGGTCAAAGCAAGCCTTATGGTGTGCGCATTGTGCTGGGACCAAGAACAGCAGAATTGGTCAAGGATGAATATTCAGTACTTGAACTGGATACCATTGCTGTCAAAGGCAAGAAAGAAGGCGTCACTATCTACACTGTGCTGGGGTCAAAAGGTTCGGTGTCGGTGCCTGCATCAGATGCGCAAATGCACTATGCCATGTTAAAACTGTATCGCCAACAACGGTTTGATCAGGCCATCAAGTTCTGTAAAGATTTAAAAGGCAGATTTGAGGGATTGATGGACACTTACTATGAACACTGGATTGAACGGTGCGCAGAAATGAAGCAGGCTGATCTTCCCCCAGATTGGGATAGCGTATATCGGGCAACATCCAAGTGAACAACCCATTTACTGATCATCCTCACAGTATCAACGAAACCTATACGGAACATCTCTGTGCTGCCTGGAGATTTGGTCTTAGAACATTCACTGCCAGTATGGCCTGTTTCATACACGGAGTTTTTCCATTCGTCTTTACAAGCACTGGGTCCAGTGCTATAAAAAAATTGCATGAAGATATGCAGAGGAGATCCACCTATGAAAAGGACAGCAATTGAACTTGCAGTTGCATTTACACTAGGGATCACAATATCAACTGCTTCTGACGCCTACAAGGTAAGACGCGACTGCGAAGAAAAAATGACCAAAAAAGGTCCAGTGGAAACTTGTCGAACAGTATTGGTTCGAGAAAAAGAAAAGAAGTAGTTAGCTTTCGCCAGCAGCAGCAGTTTTGGAATCTTCGTTTTCAATGGCTTTTTTGAACTTGGCCTCGGCTTCCACATCAACCTTGTGTGCTTCCATCACACGCTCGGACTCAATGATTTTGCCACGCAGATGTAGAGTGGTATTGACTTTTTGCTGCAGTCTGATTAGGTCATTGTCCAACATACGAATACGATCAATCAATGCGATCAATGTAGTATTGGCTTCCCCAAGCACAGGTTTGATGTCTTTGGTGGCCCACTCCCACACATAATACACGATATACCCCACTCCGCTGGCAGCAATGATGGGAAAACCATATTTGTTGATCATGTCAGCAATGTCGCCCATTTACATATCCAAATCAAAAATAATATAAACCAACACAGCCGCAGCTACTACCAAGGATACAATCAAAAATGTATCAGCCATGTTCGCCATCTTTCACAAACTTTACCAAGGGATCCATTTTGATAAAAACTGTACGACCGTTGAGTTCTTCAATTCTAAAATAGTCTCCCACTTTCCAACCCAGTTCAGAGATATTCAAATCTCTATCAGGCATGATGTAGTTTTGATCCAGATCCCAAGTGTAGTCCACATACAACATCAGTCGCGTCTCGCATCATTTTTGCCGTCGGCTCGAGCAATACGATCAACATCGGGCTTGAGTCCCAAGGCATTGCTCACTGTGACATCAATGCGTACCACATCATGATTCATGGTTTTTACACGATTGTCCAGGGCCATGATAATGCCTTTGATACCATTAACACTGCTGGTAACGCCAGCAAGAATGAACTTGAGTGTAAGGAAAATAAAATAGCCGCCGGCAAGAGCAGCAGCAATGGGGAATCCAACATCGGCAACTAATCGTAAGAAGTCCATGCATATATTTATCCACGGACTGGAACCAAATTCTCCTCAAAAATACGCCAGCATTCCTGCCAAGTCCAGCGTTGGCTTGCTTGCTCAACACGCCGTCTGTCTAGCTGGGCAGCAATGTTAATGCTTTCTGCTAGGTTCTCGCTTAGATGTCCGGTCACGCCAGGTTCCACTATGTCTATGGGTCCGGGCACAGCATAGGCCGCCACTGGCGTACCCAGGGACAGTGCTTCAATCATCACTATACCAAAGGTATCTGCACGGCTGGGAAATGCAAACACATCTGCTCGAGCATAACTGTTGGCCAAGTCTGAGCCGGTTTGGTAGCCCAAGAATTTAACTTTTTTGTACTGTTTCTCCAAGTGAGATCTGTAAGGACCGTCTCCCACAATTTCAATCTGGTACTGGTCTTCAAGTTCACACAGCGCATCAAGATTTTTCTCTCGACTCACACGCCCCACATACAACACACGCACAGGGTGTCCTGGAACTGGGTCCGAATGTGGTTCCGTGGCAGACAGCACAGTTCTATCCACGCCGCGAGTCCATGGTCGGATTATGCCCTTGAATCCGTGTGCTCTGAGATCTTCCACCATAGTGTGCGTGGTGGTCAAGACCACACCACTGTGCCTATGAAACCAACGCAAATAAGCATAGGTCAAAGTAGGAGGTATGCCATATATGGCTTTCATGAAGTCAGGGAAGCGCGTGTGGTAGCTGGTATTGTAACGCCAACCCAGCCGGTCACAGGCTATCCTGCCCCACAGGCCAATGGGTCCTTCGGTGGCTATGTGGATGTGGTCTGGTTGTTTTTCTTGGATGAGTCTACCAATTCGCCAGGGCCATGAGAGTTGGACTTCCGGGTACCCTGGTGCCCCGCAATGCTTAAAGTTGCCAGGGCAAATGTAATCAACAGTATGACCACACTGTAGAGCATGTATTTCAATATTGGAAAAAGTTGTAACAACTCCATTTATTTGCTCCTTTTCATTGTCAGTTATTATCAGGATCTTTTTTGACATACACCCTCGACTTTGTAACTGCTGTACCTGACCTGATAAGTTAGGGTGGACAGCACTCGCTCACACTGCTGCTGTGAATCGAATTCCAACACAATCCTGGCAGGTTGATCTGCCGGATTATTAATGTGTACGGCCATCAATATCATCATCCACATGATCTGTCTCCTGTGTCCAACTCACTATTTCAAATTCACCTGACCACTTCTCGACCAAGGCAGTGCAGGACTCTACCCAGTCGCCATCATTCATGTACACCACACCGTTGACTGTTTTGATATCGGCATGATGTATGTGCCCGCAGATCACACCATCAAATCCACGCTTCCTGCAGTAGGCAGCAAGGTTTTGTTCAAACTGAAACATAAAATCCACGGCTTTTTTCACACGATGTTTGAGATACTTACTCAAACTCCAATAACCAAATCCAAATCTATGTCGTATCCAATTAAACTGGCCATTGAGCTTGAGCACAAAGTCATAGGCACGATCTCCCAAAATGGCCAACCATGGCGCCAGGCGTGTGATGCCATCAAACAAGTCACCATGCACCACAAGATAGTGACGCCCGTCTATGCCTATGTGTTCGGTTTGATTGGCAACTTCTACTTGACCAAAGCCAATTCCGTATGGCAAGAGAGGCCTTAGAAATTCATCATGGTTGCCTACCACATACACCACTCGTGTGCCACGCTTGGCATGACCCAAGATGCGTCTAATCACATTGCTGTGACTTTGTTTCCAACGCCAACGGTTTTGCTGAATCTTCCAACCGTCAATGATATCACCTACAAGATACAGCGTGTCGCAGGTGTTGTGTTTGAGAAAATTGTTTAACTGCTCGGCTTTGCAATCACGAGTACCAAGATGTACATCTGATATAAAGATACTACGATAAGTTTTTTTCATTATAGTTATAGGTGCCGGTTACGAAGTCCGGCCGCACTCTATCGTTGTGCGCGGTTTTAAACTTTCTTTCCACAGTGTGGGCAACGAGTGTCGTGATCCGCCTTGGCTTCACGCACTGACTTCTTCAAACTACGATGCTCCTTTAGCAAAGTTTTCAATGTGTGTCTACTACGATCTTTTTTGTGCTTGGCCAATTCATGTTTTAAACGATCTCGGATGTGATGCAATCGCTTGTCAAACACATCCAAGTAGTTGGGTATGCTTTTGGCCATTTCTATTTCCTAATCTGTGTCCAAACTTCCTTCTGTATGCGATCTGTGACTGCCCGTGGCAAAGGTACATAGTCTAGTTCTGTGGCTGCGGCACCGCCTTCTTTAAAGGCATATTCAAAAAACTTGAGCACTTGTATGCTGTCGGCTAGGTCTCGAGGTTGACGATGCATCAGTACAAAACTGGCACCAGTGATGGGCCAAGCGTTAGATCCCCGCTGATTTACTAGGCTGATGCCCAGGCCAGGCGTGGCAAACCAGTCAGCACCCGAGGCTGCTGCTGCAAATGTAGGATCATCTGGTTCTACATAGTTGCCAGCACGATTCTGCAGTTTGAGATGGGTAATCCGATTCTTCTTGGCATAGGCGTATTCCACATAACCAATGGCGCCTTTGACTCTGGTCACATTGGCAGCCACGCCTTCATTGCCTTTGCCGCCCACCGATGATGCCGCAGGCCATTTTACCGCAGCACCTTTGCCTACAGATTTGGCCCAGGCTGGACTGACTTCATTCAAGTAGTCGGTGAAGATAAATGTTGTGCCTGATCCATCTGCACGATGTGCCACTGTGATAGCCAAGTCAGGCAGTTTGATATTCATATTCAAGGCCTGAATACGCTGATCATTCCACTTGGTTATAGTACCTAGAAAAATGTCAGCCAACACTTCTCCTGTGACACGAATCTCACCAGGCTTGACGCCATCCAGATTGATCACCGGCACCACTCCACCCAAGATTGTGGGGAATTGTATTAGGCCGTCTTTGGCCAATTCATCTGCTGTCAAGGGTGCGTCTGTGGCACCAAAGGCCACTGTGGCTGCACGGATTTGGCGAATGCCGCCTGAGGATCCTATGCTTTGGTAGTTCAGTGCAGTACCAGTACGGGCTTTGTAATTTTCGGCCCATTTGGCATAGATTGGATAAGGAAAGGTTGCTCCTGCACCGGTAATGTCACCGGCGTTTGCTACAGCCATCCACAGCATCAGTGCTGCTAGTAATATCTTCTTCATTGTATTCTCCTGTTGTCAGGAGTATTTAAACATATTTGTGTTACAGCAATATTACATTCCTACTCTTTTTTCCAGTGCTCTTGACTGGGTTGAGGCTGAGGCTTTTGGGGTGGTAATGGTGCTCGATTATGGGGTGTGTGTTTGAACCAACTCATAGGCTTCTCCTTTTGTTATTATTGTCGTGTGTAACTCCAAGTTCCGCAGGTACCTGCACCGCAACTGATACTCATACTGGCTTGATTGGCTGTGCTTGAAGTTTGGGTAACATTCACAGTGGCTCCGTTGGCTCCATTGAGCCATACATTGAACCACTTGTCTGCACCCACACCACCACTCTGTGTGCCAGTGATGGTGTTGTTACTGTTGGTCGAACCGGCGGTGTTGATCACATTGAATTCGTGTGAGCCTGCACCGCTTTGTGAAATTGTGATGTTGTTGGCATTGCCTGCTAGATTTTGTATGCTGGCTGTGTGATTGCCTGCACCATCCTGTGAGATGGTGATGCCATTGTTGATGCCACTCTTGACTTCCACAGTGGCAGTCTTGGCACCGGTGCCGCCTTGTGTGATACTAAGTGTGAGATAATCCACATCACTCACACGACCTGTTGTGACCGAGGCCGAGTGTCCCACACCATCCTGTGACACAGTGTAAGAGTTGTTGCTGCCAATTTGATCAATGGTGATGGTATTGTCTGCGCCCCAGGCACTGGTTGCAAATAACAGTAACAGTAGGTATCTCATCGTTGTATCAGCGTTATGGTAGTGCTGCCTCCTGCATTCACACGATTCTTAATTTCAATGCTGCCTTGCTGCTGTAGGATTGTGGTGTTCTGTGTGGTTCTTGTGCTCACACATTGCACATTTGATCCATCATCCCTGCATAGAGTTACAGTGGGTTCATCCAGGGTCACTGTGACTCCTGATGTTGCGCGCCAATCGGGCAATAATCCGCCCTGTGCTGTATTTAACAAATTGAGTTCGGCTGCCATCTGCGCATTGATCATATCTAGTATGTTGGGCAACAGGTTAGTATTCAGTAAATTTTGGCTTAACTTGTCTTGAAAGAACTGTTTTTCTTCGGCTTCTAAGGCATTGACCAAGCCGGTTTCTTTAAGGAAATCCACATCCAAGGCACCAGCAGCATTGACTCGGGTACGATCCTGCCCTTGTTCGCGTTGCAACTGGCGGGGAGGTGCCACGATCAACATATTGCCAATGGCATCTTCGGACAAGTTAAGCACCACAGGTTTCAGTGGTATGGCACTGCGACTTTCTACCTTTGTAGCTTGAAATGGTCGATCCAGCAGAACCTTGCCCACATCAGTTATGACTTCGATAGCACCAGTTTTACAGTCGCGTTCTACGTCGCGCCAACCTGCAGGACAACTGGGCAGCAAGACCACTGTGCTTTGGCCCAGTTCATCCACTGTGGCAGTAAAATCTGTACCGCGCACAGCAATGGTGGCCGACGGAGTGGATAGATTCACACTCTGCGGCGCGTTCTTGGCAATCTGTCCTGAAGCATAACGCACAGTGCCCAGGGCCACATTCATGGCCAGTTTACCGCCTTTGGCGTTCTTGGGATCATACACAAAGTCATCTATCACAAGTTTGGAATTTTCTGTGATCTGTACTTTTGTATCATCTTCAAAGCGTATGCCCACCCGGCCCAGGCCAGTGCGTATGGTATCCTGCATTTCCACACCTGTGCCCTTGGCAGCAACTATGTCTTGTTTTCGGCGTTCTATGTGTGGTGGAGCATTGACTTGGTCTGTAATTGTTCCTACTGCGCCCCAGGCTGTACCAGTCGCTAACAGTAGGATACAGAGTATTTTCATCTAGTGTTGGATATTATGGTAAATGTATTGCCGCTGCCAGACCCTGTGATATTGACCACGCTGTCTGCGCTAGTCCCACTCTGGGTTATTGAAGTTGTGTTGCTGCTACCAGTAATATTTACCGTGGCCATATGCCCGGCACTGCCCCCACTTTGTGAGATTGTAGTAGTGTTTGATGCGCCCACAGTGGTCACACTGGCTGTGCCCGAGTCGCCTGTTTGCGTTATTGAGGTGCTGTTGGCTGTACCGCCGGATTCTGTTACTGTGGCAGTGTTGCTGGTGCCGCTGATGTTGCCCACCAACACACTGTAATTGCCGGTTTGACTGGCAGTGAATGTGTTTGATGTGCCCAACATTGTGACTGTGGCTGTGCTGCTGTCACCCACTTGGGTAACACTGATGGTGTTGCTGGCGCTGGTACCACCACTGGAGTTGTTGGAATTGATAGTAGCAGTGTTATAGTTACCTGTGATGCTGTAGGTCACACTGCTGTTGCTACCGCCAGACGCTGTGCTCATATCCAAGCCCAGGTTCAAGGTATTGCTGGCACCTATCTGATCAACAGTGACAGTGACATTGTCACCGTAGATCTGTGCTGGTGTGGTATTACCAGACCCAGAACTTTGTATGCCCCGCACAACGTTGCTGGCGCCGTACTGGTTGATATAGATCGTGCTGTTATCGCCAGCTTGATCTATGTAGATACTGTTGTCTGAGGCCACGACATTGGCACTCACGATAAGACCCAGCAATATAATTTTTATTTTGGCTAGCGTCTTGAACATTTTGTTTCTGTTTCCTCCGTGCTTGTTGCACATTATTATTTAAATCGAATACCATACAAATTATGCATAGCTGTTATTTTTTTAACAGTGTTAAAATTCTAACAGTAAAAATTCTAACACCTTACCTTTCATCTCTAACAACAGCAGGCGGCATCAGTGGTGCTGCTCGCTGTGGTGGTGCTGAGATTGCCTCGTGTTTTTTGTAATCCCATACGCCTTTCTTTTCACCTTCCTTGATCAACTCTACTACCGCTGCTTCTACTGTGGCTTTGACTGCCAAGGTACCAGGTTCGTTTATGGTTAGTCCCGTTTCTGCTTCAAAGGCTGCAGTGCCAGCCCTTAAAAATTTCAATATGGCCACACTGTCTGCTGTGCTATAAACAGTTTTTGTCACTGTCACGGCTACCAATACCTTGCCTGTGTTCACACTCACGGCACGCAGGCTCACTGTGACCACATCTTTAGAATACTGTGTTTGTTTGCCCACACCCAAAAATCTATGTGCCAGGCCACCGGACTCTGTGCTTGCATCAAAACCAATGATGCCACCTTCCATAATGATACCTGCAAACTGCAACGGCATTAGTGGTTTGGCATTGGCACCTTCATAGGCCTCACGCATCTGGCGTATGATTAGTCGCTCCTTGGTCAGGTTGTCTACACCCACACGCTCGACCACATCAAACCACTGTCCTCGTCCTACATCCTGCAGGGCTTTGATCAAGAATACTTCAGAACCTTGTGTGACTGCTGTGCTCAAACTGGCCACATTGGCCTGTGGCCTACGCTGACCAGTTTTGTCCTGAAAACTGTAAACAGCCACAGTGACTTTCTTGCCGTCAGGTGCCGGCACTGCATCAAACTCTCGTTGCAGTTTGTTTTCGGCTACTTCGGGTTTGAACTCTACTCCGGCTTTTTGAGTTACGGCACACCCTGTCAGTAGCATGATTAAACATAGAGCCAATAGTCTCATTGAAATGTAAATTGTCCTAATGGTACTGTAATACTGGTGCTGGTGCCCACTGTGTCTGTCACTGTGAGATAGATGTTGCTGGTATCCTTGGTCCAGTAAATGGTGTTGCCTTCAAAGTTGAATGTGCCTGTGCTGGCTGTGCCTGCTGTGAACATGGCAGTGGCCAGAGCCTGACTGATTTGGGCATAAACACGACTTTCCAGATTGTTTAGGAATTTTTGTAAATTTGTGTTAGCAGCGTCGGCTTTGGCTTTGTCCAAGGCTGCCTGTATCTCTTTGGCTATGGCCTGCCGGCGAGTGTATTCTTGATTTTCCACAGTGAGCACATGACTGCTATAGCCCGACCCGTTGAAGGCCGGACTTTTGAAGCCAAAGTCAGCAATGGGTGCGGCGAAAACAGGTGCCGAAGCACCCAGCCAGAGAATGATTTTAGTTATTGTTTTCACACTTTCTCCTCGTTATTATTTAACCGGAAAAAGCGGCAATTTTAGTAGTGTGTTTAAGGCAGGGGTATGGCCATAAGTGCGTCTATTATTTCGTTCACAGCAATGGCATCTGTGAGCTCGTCTGCTGCTATATTCACAGTATCAATTCGTTTTAGATCCCGCATGAGTTCTTCGTAGGCGGATCTATCTATGTCGCCAGCGTACAAGGCACCGTGTAACTGTGCTGCTGATCTGGCACGCTCACCTGCTCGAGTAGGCTGTGCTTGATAGTGAGCTAACACTGCTTGAAAGTTGTTCATCTTGGTCTCCGGGCACTGACTTCGCGCATGGTATTGGCCATGGTGTTAATGTTATTTAACTTGATCTCGCAGTAGAGTCGGGTAGGCACCGGCAAGCGGCTGTAACGGTCACGGAATTCCTGAGCTGAGTCGTCCAGCTGTTTGGTCATGGTCTGCATGGGCCCGTTGTTAGGCGTGTCTTGACTGTACAGTCGCAGCCACTCAGTGGTGTGTGCTATTTGACTGCTGATATTGGATGCTTTGGTCACATCCTCACACAGACTTTTATTCTGACTCATTTGCACAATGGTCACAATCTGTGCCTGTTCGTTGGCATCAAAGTGGCTGACTGACAGCAGACTGCAGCCACTGAGTAATAGGGTTGCCAAACTAAGTTTTATCAACGATGCCATCCCATGCCTCTCCTGGATCTGTTTGTTTGAACTGTTCAATGCGTTTTTGTATTTCATCATAAAATGTGTCCATTTCACCGCCCCAGAATCCGCGCAGGTACTGCATGGCATCTTCACAGAACTTCCAATTGCGTTGACGGTAGTTGGCCATGAGTTCATGATGCAAATCTTTGCGTTCTGGTACCTTGTGCATGTCGATGTAGTTTATATTTTCTACTACGCAATAGGCAGTGGCAGGTTCGGATCGACCTGGCAGTCTAAATGTATCTAGTTCTAGTACAGTGTATTTGTCCCCTAATTCCGGGATTTCATCTGCGCCAAATATTATGTTCATGTATAATCCTTTTAAATATGTATCATGCAATTCAGCTTCGACCTAATTTCAGACCTACATGTAGATACCTGGGCCAATGGTTTTGATTGGACAGGACAACCTACCAGCACCTATTGTGTGGTGGCAGGTGATGTGGCAGCAGATCGTAAAACCTTAAGATCCGCACTCAAACACCTTGGGCGGTGTTATCATGCTGTGTTTTATGTAGATGGCAATGACGAACATGCCAACACCATTGAAGATCTTGGCGAAAGTTATCGCAGTCTTGTACACGACATTGGCAACATACCCAATGTGGTATACCTACAGGACAATGTGGTCATAATCAACGGGGTGGCCTTGTTGGGCACAAACGGTTGGTGGAGTTATGATTTTGATCCCACCCTGGATCTTGATCAGTGTCAGGCCTGGCACAGAGAAAAATATCTCATGCAGCAGGAACATGTGGATGCCATTGCTGCCATGGGTCGTCAGGATGCTGCTTACATGCGGCGCAGTGTGGCCAAACTACAAACTCACAAGGATGTTGCTGCCATTGTGGTGGTTACTCATACTGTGCCCACGGTGGATGTGATCAATCACGACATTGACCTGGTCGATACCTGGCGCTATAATGTCATGGGCAATGCCGACATGCAATTAGTACACGAAGCAGACACCGAAGAAAAAATACACACCTGGTGTTTTGGTCACTATCACAAAAGCATGGATCGTAGCATCAACGGTGTGCGTTATGTCAGCAACTGCAAGGGTCGCGGAGGCACCCCATGGTCACAGTCGGTATATCATCCCAAACGCATCACAATCGAATACTAGACACTTTCAGGTTCTAGTTTGATCTGCAAGGGATAGTTCTGCGCTCTTGCACTGAGTGTTACTTCAATGCCTTTTTGTTCAGCAAGTTCATAGGGCAAGATAGCCACCACAGCTGAGCCTGCATCGTGAATGTCTTCTGTGATCTTAATTGCAGTTTCAGTTTGATAGTCAAAAAATTCAATCAAGCTCTCTACCACAAATTCCATGGTGGTTTGATTGTCATTCAAGTAAATGACTTTGAACATACCGGGCTCACGCAAGCCATGGTTGACTTTGATTTTTGTTTTGGTATCAGCATCGGCTTCAGACATAGCAGTTCCTTTGATAACAGTGCAACAGGGGCAGAATTGCCCCTGTTGTATTTACAACAATTATACTAGCCTTGGTATGTGATTGCAATGCTCTTTGGCTTGGCTGTGTCAGGCAAATTACGCTCTAGACGCACAGTTAAAATACCGTTGCGTACCACAGCATCTTTGACTTCCACATACTCAGCCAAGGCAAATGTACGCACAAAACGGCGTGCACTGATACCTTGATGCTGGTAATCGCGTTGTCCTTCTTCTTTGCGTTCACCAGTGATGATCAACTGACCATCATGCTCCTGCACATCAATGTCACCCTGACCGAAGCCAGCCACGGCTACTTCAATTTCGTGGGTTTCTTCGCCGGTGCGAACAATGTTGTAGGGGGGGTAATTGGTGTTTGCAGAGTGATCTAGTTGACCCACAATACGGTCAAACAGTCGATCAATACCAACGGAGTTGCGATAGAAGGGGGTGAGGTCATACGAAGTGATTTTAGTCATGATAATCTCCTTTAAGTAAGCAAGACTAATATGCAGCCCGACCATCGGCACTGCATGAGTATATTTATACAGCAAATTGTCGAGCCTGTCAACGATTTCGGTCAGTAATGATAGCCCAGTCTACTCGATTGTAGTCCCAGGTCAAGGCAAACAGGGTGTAATCTTGGTCCTGCTCAAAACACAAGCGATGCGTGTACTTCACTGTTTTTTCTGTGTAGCCCACATTGTAACGGCTGGTCCATACTATGATGGCCAATTTAAGAGTGTGCAGTGCTGCAGGAGCCCAAATACGGTTCTCACCCCGGGGAAGGTAGAACTCTACTAACATTTAGAACTGTTTTCTAGGTAACTTCTGTGCCGATAGATATTTGTTCCAACGATTTCGAGCAGCGGCCTTCTTGCGCTTTTTGGCAGTAGTGGGTTTTTCGTAGGCTTCGCGTTCACGCAGGTCATTCAAGATACCCGAGTCGTTGATCTTTTTCTTGAACTTGCGTAGAGCCCGTTCAACATTGTCGTCTTTGACGAATACTGTACGACCGTATAATTTAGGAGCTTGTGCCATAATGTTAGTTTATTATTTAGCCGTTGAGGCGCAAGGCAATTTGCTCGCGCTCAACATCGTTCAACAGCTCTGCATCGTATTCGCCCGAGTCAATCTTGGCTATCAAGTGATCAATGTAGGCATCATTGTAGGCATAGCTCTCATTGAGATTTTTTTCAACTACAATCCAGTCAGCGCCGTTGTATTTGTACAGTCGGTTGGGCATGATGTCCACACGCACAAACAAGTCACCCTTTTGTGGATCTGTGGGAAAATTGATTCCAAAGCCGCGTACAGTTCCTAGGGGGTGTGGCTCGTTATCTGCTGCCAAATTGATGCCAAGAATTCTATTGCGGAATTCAGGCTCCTGCCAAGGCAGTTCATCTATGTGCCCTGCTTCATGCATGCTGCGATGATCTTTCAAAGTTTTGTCTGGGTTTTCCGCTTTCCAGGCCTTCTTCAACAGTTTGTCCTCGTCGGATTCTTCCACAAGTGCAGCCAAGTTAAACACTGTCTCTGTGGGTTGGTTCAATGCTGCCACTTCTTCTTCAGTGAATGGACGCAGTTCTACATTAGCAATTTCTTCTGGCGGCTGAATATTCATTGCCGCAACATCTTCTTCATCTCTGGGCCAGGGTATGACTTCTTCTGGATCAGGATAAGGCCAGGGCGTGTCGGGTGATCCTGCTATCACGGTGTGTTCTTCAATGTCAGATTCGGGTTCTGGCTCCTTGACAGGCACTGCTGCCACACGCCGTTCTCTTTCCCATTTAAGGCTTTCTGTGGATGCCAGCACCATCATAATGGCCAAGGGATCAAACACCACCACAAGTATGATTATGACCCAACGCACAGCTCGCTCTAACACATTGGCATCAGGATTGTCGCCGTAGATTAAGGCAGCGATATATTTGATTGGACCAACTTCGGCTTCTACTTTTCTCAATTCGCTGGCAATGGGTGCGCGTTCGGCCTGCAAGGCCACAATGGTCTTTTGTGCAGCGGCAATTTCATTCTGCAGGTTGCCACGCTCTTTGGCCTGGTTCCTGCGTATGGCCACTGCTCGCTCTGCACCCTTTTCCGAATCTGTGCGACTCAACATCTGATCAACCTGTGCATCCATCTGCACCAAGGCCTTCTTAGCAGCGTCGATGTTGTCGCGCTGGGTCTTGATCTTTTCATCAATGATCTGCACTTTTGCAGCAACATCGCCTGTGGGCACTGCCTGGTCTAGGTGAGCTTTTGATAAGAAGCCAAAGATGCCCATGCTGGTTATGACCATGAGCATGACCACGGCTGGCACCAGGTACAGTTTCATCAGCCAGCGACAGTGTTGCCAGTACTGATGCAACCACACTGTGACAGTGACCTTGGCCACTTCCAGGATGCTTCCCATGATAATAATGGGGATAACCGCGGTGGCAAATATAGCAGTTAAACCTACTATACTGTACCAGGCCGCGGTTACACTAAGACACAGTGCTACAAACAGGGTGAAATAACTTAGAAACATCTAATATTTATTGACCACTCACAACAAGATTTCTGCTGCGTCTATTTTTCAACCACTTTTTTACACGCCATACAATGTAATGGCGCCACTCTTTAATGTGAATCATATTTTTTCTCCTGCTTCAAATCCACGGAAGCGGACGAACCGGGGGAACCGTAGACTGTATGATCCGTCTTGGTTCTGTGTGACTGCATCAGCCATGACTTCAACCACTCGACCAAGTAAATCATCCCGGTGGATCCAATACTGATCGCGATCGCTATCAGACAAACCACTGCCAACATTAACGCGAATGTTACGCTCATTGTCAACTCCTTCACATATTATAGCACCAAGACGCCCTTCGTTGCGACCTGTGCCTTCTTCAAAACCCACAATATTTAAATCCACAGTAATGGTGGGTTTCCACTTCATCCAAAATGTACTGCGCTTGCACTCATAAGGTGCATCCAAATTCTTGATCATGATGCCTTCGTAGCCGCCGGACACTGAGTCTTGGGCATAGCGGCGTGTTTGGTCGCGACCTTCTGCTGTGTCCAGATCTACTTCAATGCCAGGCAAGATGTGCAACTTAGAATCCTCTGCTAAAACTTCACGCACACTTTCCAAACCAGCCAGTCGCTTGTGCTGTTGGGCGTTCCAGTGACCACGCTTGAAATCTTCCAGGGGCAACCAGTCAAAAATATAGTAGTGGCTGTCAGTGGCTGCCACATTGGTCTTGCGATGTGCCTGGCGCATGAGTTCTTGAAAACTGCGCCCCACAACTTCACCATCCAACACAAACCCTTGACCAAAGATGCTGGACCCTGTGGCCAGGTTGTTGCTTACACTGAGTCGGGTACGGAGCTTGTGCAAGATGTTGGCAATCTCATCTTGCAAGTGTCCAAAGTTATCAAACACCTTGCCATTGCGACTGTACATGGTGACATTGCGACCTTGGACTACTGTGATCACACGCACACCATCTAACTTGATCTCCAGTCGCGCACGACCTGTCATCTTGTGTTCATGGTCCGCAGAGTCCTTGGCCAACTGACAGGTAAACACAGGAATTTCCCACTGTGTGTTTTTGAGAATCTTGTTTAGAGTCTTTTCGGAAATACCGCAACGCAGGTCTTTGATCAGCACACGGCGTGCCAGACCATTCCACTCTGAAGAATCAAAACGCTGGCTGATTTCTTGAATTCGATCTCTAGCAGCATGCCCTGTGATGCTGCGAGTACGCAGTCCTTCCAGCAAGCCCCAGAACTGTGTCCAGGGATTTTCTTGATTCGTCAAGCCTTGGGTCTCAGGAACCTTTTTGACATTGTAGGTAAAGAAAGGATTGTAGGCAGCGTATGCGTTCATGAGAAAGCACTGTGCGTGGGAACTACCCAGATTGGCAGCAACCAAGGCCTTTTCAATGACCTTTTCTTTGTGTATGCGACTGTCAGAGCTTTCCAAGTCGCGAATCCAATCAGCAGCCACAGCAACACCTTCAGCAAAAGCCCAGTGAGTTTCGAACCAAGTTTTTTCTTGCACTGCTGCCATAATTGCTCCCGAGTTCAACGATATCAACTGCTAGTATAACACAAGTGGATTTTGGTGTCAACCTGGGTTTTTGGACAAAAAATGCTAGTGAAATCAATAGATTATGTTGCCTGTGGCTTGGGCAACTGTGTAATCACCACGACCCAAGGGTGCTTGTGGTTGCACCACCGTATCACTTAGTGGTGCGCTGGTGGTTATACCTGCAGCAGCTAGTCTGGTAATGTTTCGACTCTCACGCATGGTGGCCACCACGGCTTGACCACCTTGGCTTTGGTTATTGGCCACACTCTGTAAGATATAGGCTGCACCACCTTCCACTGTATCTTGTCCATACACTGGAAGATTTAACACAAGACCAATTGGTTGTAGACCTGGAGTGAGGTTGGCAAAATCCACCGCGGCCAACTGCAGATTCACAGTTTCTCTGTCCAACTGTGCACCTATGTTGGCAAAGTTTGAATTCAGTTGATCAGTTTGAGTTGGGTACGCAGTTTGAATGTTTTGTATGATAGTCACTGCTGCTGGTGTTAGTCCCACACCTTCGCCGGCGGCTCCATCAAATGCATTGTCAAGACTGGCGTATGATCCTGCGCCAGGCAAGCCTCCAGGTATCACTGTGTTGCCTGTGATGCTGTTGTAATACGCACCGTTGATGGCATTTTGCATCACGGTAAACACACCCGAGGTACCAGTCAAGTTAGCCAATGCACCGGATGTGTTCATGTCATTTAACACAGCCACAGTATTACTCAATGCGTCATTGCTGACCCAACCGGCACAGGTACCAATCACATCAGCCAATAGCAATGTACCATCAACCCCTGTACCGGTGGCAAAAGTCTGATCAAAGTATGTGGCCACATTGGCTGGAATAGGAGTAGTCAGCGCATTGATTGCAGGCAGGCCGTTGTTGTTTTCAAGACCAGCTGTGGCGGTGCTTAATGCCTGTAAGTCGCTGCGAAAAATATTGGTAATCTGCTGCAAGGCAGCCTGCAAGGCTTTGTTGCTCAGAGCCTGATCAGGAGGTATTACTCTGCGTAGTTGGCTATATGTACTCATAGTTAGATTCTCTGCACCGGATTGCCCTGCAATGGTGCAAGAACATTTTCTGGCAGGGTTGTGGCAAGATTTGGATTGACCGAACCTGTGCTGTTGACAAATATGCCACGCAGGCCATTGGTAGTGGGTGCGGTCAATGTCTGGAAGCTGGTGGGGAAAAGTTTGTAAGGATTCAACAAGTCGGCCATGGTTTCAATACCAGGTGTGGTTACTCGTAAAAACTTTAGTACCTGCGCAAGATCCGTGCCTGTGACCTGTGTCATTGCAGTGTACACAATTTTTTCAATTGACTCAGTAAACTGCAATGCACTGATGTTTTCAACCTGTGTTGTGGTCAATCCACCAGCAATCAGTGCCGAGGTAAATGAAGGCAATGTGGTTGACAGGTTGCCCATCTGGCGTATCAGTGCACTGGGATTACCCAGATTGTCAAGGTTGGCAAAATCAATCAACGCACCCAGTCGACCAAGATCATAACTGAGAGCAGCAAATGCTTGACTTACTCCACTGACACCGCCCGTGATTTGATTATCTGCACCGCTGTATCCTGTGACCACATTGGCATCAGTGGCATTCTTGGCGCTCTTGACCAAGATGTTTGTGGTGTTGACCAAACCGTCTGCTGCTCCAAAAGTCTGTTGAAACTTGCCAAGATCACCATTGCCCATGATCAAATTGGCTCTAGCAGCAATAGGCACAGTAAATCTAGTATTAGTGCCGTAAGTGGCAGCATAGGCTGCAGGGGCCACATCAGTGAAAGCCGGCACCAGGTTTGATGAAAGAATTTGTAGGTTAGCAATGGCAGCATTGCTCAACACCATGCCATTACCAATGCCGGTATTTAACACACCAATGAATTGTGCCACTGGCGTAGTGGCGGTGTAGATAGCAATGTTGTTGGCCAAGGCCACATTGGCAGCAAGAGTAACACCACCCACATTGCCCAGGATGCCTGCACCCGCAATGAGATTAAGTGCTGTAGTTGTACCTTGAACACTCATTATCCGCCAACCCTTACATTATTGCTACCTGCTGCTCTGCTGTGGCCACAACTGTCGTTGGCTCCGGTCACTACTACTGCACGACCGCCAGCAAACACTGTACCACCGCCTTGAGTTTGAGCTGCACAGTGTGTGGGTGGGCAACCTCTTTGTCCACAGCAAGGATGCGCACTCACACTAAGACCTGTGACTGCTATGGGTCTACCATTGACCAGTACAGAGTTTACGCCCGAAGTTATGATCCCACCTGCACTGTTTGGATCACCTTGTCTCTGTACTGCTGGCATTGTTTATCCCATGAGTAATTTCTTTGAAACTGGCCTAATTCCTGTGGTAGCTTCAATGTAACTGTCACGCACATCGTCGTGTACAGTGGCAGTCATAGACACTGCACTTTTATTTAGCGACACCATTTTTTCAGGATTTGCAGTAAACAATCCCATGATCATTTGAATGCCTTGTGGGCTGGGTACCACAGTAAGTGGTTTACTCAAGGTGTATTGTGTGTCTGTTACTGCTTCAACTCGGGCCACAATTTCGTCGCCGTTTGAAATTTTGAATGTGTAGATTTCTTCTGCTTCAATGTTCATTTTGCACTCTCTAGTTTTTTAATTCCATACTGATAACCCACATGAGTGGTTTTTAGGTATCTGGCAAAAATGTTGACAAAAGCATCTATGCCCATTTTGGGTCGATCAAAGTGGTCTGGCACATGATCCCACAGGTAATCGTCAAACAACATGACGCCGCCGGGCTTGAGCATGCCAAAGGCCATGCAAGCGTCTGTGAGTGCCATGTCCGAAAAATGACCACCATCAATGTAGATAAAATCAAATTTCTTATCCATGGATATCAAAAAGGACAAGGCCTTGTAAGATTCCAAAGGCATGACATTGACATTTTGAGTTGGTAGTTTGCATTTTTCTACATTTCGATTGAATCTACCTTGAAAGTCTGCACTGGGTGTAGGAATATCCACTTTCCAATTTGGGCTCATGGCAAAATCCATGAATGGATCCACGCAAAACATTTCGCCCTTTTCACTCAACATGTTTTGTAACATCCAGGTTGTGCTTCTACCTTCATGACAACCAATTTCCAAGATGGAATCTAGTTTGCCCATGGTTTCTATAATGTTGCCAAAATAGGGTATGCAGTCGCTGAACCAGTCAGATGTGAATTCTAGTCCCTCGCAGGATTTCCAGTAGTCCCGTTGATACTGCTCTTGAGTTATTTTTTCAGTCATAATCTTCCGTCTCCAAATCCGCCAGCGGTGTCCTCAAGATACCGGGCTAGTTCGGTAAAGCCACCAATGTGTTGTTCATTGACAAAAATCTGTGGCACTGATCTAGCAGTGGGCACCGCTTCCATCAACTGCTCTCGTGTCCAATCTTTTGTGATATTTCTTTCCTCAAACTCAATGCCTCTCAGTTTGAGCAATGCCTTGGCCTTGTCGCAGAAAGGACAGGCATCCTTGCTCCAGATTATTGCTTTTGTCATAATTTAATTTTCTTTCATAAATATAGGTGTAGTTCGCGGAATTGGCGTTCCCAACTACTCTAACGCTATTAGGAGCACCAGCAAATGTATTTACGCTTTTATGTCTATGCCTACTTAAGAAAAGATGGCACTCCATACTATATTGGCAAAGGCACAGGATATCGTGCTTATTACAAATATGGTAGACAACTCAAACCCCCTAAATCAACCGACAGTATAGTCATATTGGAATCTAACTTATCTGAAGTTGGTGCATTGGCACTTGAACGTAGAATGATAAGATGGTATGGTCGTAAAGATAACGGTACTGGCATATTGAGAAATTTAACCGATGGTGGCGAAGGTGCTGAAGGAAGAGTTTGGTCTAATAAAGATAGGCAACAACAATCGTTACGATTAAAAGGAAGACCAGGTCATAATTTAGGAAGGAAACAAACTCCTGAATGGGTAGAAAATAACAGAAGAACTAAAATAGGAAAAAACAAAATACCAAAGCCTATCATAGAATGTCCTCACTGCAACAAAGCAGGTGGGTTACCACAGATGAAACAATGGCATTTTAGTAACTGCCGTCAAAGATTAGGCAATGCGTCATAGTCCAACTGATCGCTCATTACACCTATAACATAGTTAGTCGACTCGGACTCCTGCAGTGCAGTTTGTTTGTTGGAGGTATTGGTGTGTTTGTTGAACCAAGGTATGGGTGTGGTTTTTGGTGCGGGTGTTTGATATTTGATACCAATTTCTTTGAGCGCATTGACTGCAGTGTAGTCCACAAAGTCTTTGAGAATGGCAGCATTGAGTCCAATCACTGGGCCTTTGTTAAACAAATAGTCTGCCCACTGTTTTTCCTCACGGATCACATCTTGATACATGGCATACACTTCGGCCTCGCACTGTTGGCGTGCTTGAGCAAAGCGTGTGTCCTCCTTGACCACTTGGTTGATGATCCAGGCAGTCCAGTCACGATGTAGAATCTCATCCTGTAGGATCAGGCTGATGATATTGCCATTACCAATAAAGATCTTGTTCTCTACCATGGCAAGACTTGTGGCAAATGATACCATGAAGCGGAATGCTTCCAATGCATAGCTGGCATTCAAGGCCAACCATATGGCTTGGATGTGTTCCTTTTCACTCACAAGCATTGTGCCTATTTCTTTTTGGCAATTTAATTTGTGCAAATAATCATAATAGTTGCCCACACTTGAGGCCATGTTCACAATCTCTTTGGTGTCATGGATTGTGTTAAACACTTCCTTGGGCACATTGTAGATATTGCGAATGATGTGACTGTAACTGCGACTGTGAATATTGGTTTCAAAGAATGTCCAGTTATAGACAAGTGCTTCTAGTTCTGGCAGACTGACCACAGGCGTAAAGATTTGGCTGGGGCCACGACCTTGCAAACTGTCCAAGGCTGTTTGCCGCAGGAGATTAGAAGTAAAGATATGCTTGACTGTATCCGATGCTTCTTTAAAGTCGTTGGCGTCTTTGGTCAAGGTCACTTCTTCGGGAACCCAAAAGAATCCACGCGCTTCTTGTTCAAACTTCACAATCTTGTTGTACTTGACTTCTTCAAAACGCTGAATGGTCACAGGACCAGCAGGATCCAAAAACATCTTGCGATGTAGGTAGTCGGTCTTGGTCGAGAGGTTGTATTGTGCTTGGCTCATGATTTTGGCAGTCTTTCTAATGCGTCACTGAGTGTGGCAATCACACTGTCAATGTCTTGTAATTTATTCAATCCTAACAGGCCGATGCGGAAAGTTCTAAAGCCATCACCTTCGTTACACACCAATGGCACACCTGCTGCCACCTGCAGTCCAAGATCCACAAACTTCTTGGTGTTGGCAATGTCTGGGTCAGTGGTATAACTCACAACCACACCTGGACTTTGAAATTCCCCAGCAGATACTGAACGGAATCCATGCGACTCCAATAACTCACGCACACGCCGACCCATTTCTGCCTGACGCTGTTTGAGATTGTCAAATCCTGCATCTCTGGTTTCAATCATGGTGTCGCGCAGCAGTCGCAAACTGTCTGTGGGCATGGTGCTGGAGTAAAGGTGACTGCCTTTTTCAAATGTTTCCATGACCTGTGTCCACTTCTTTAGATCCATGGCAAAACTGCTGCTGGTGGTGCCTTCCATGATTTGTCTAGCACGAGAATTCATCACAATCAGCGCAGCACAAGGACTGCTGGTCCAACCCTTTTGTGGCGCAGTGACTAACACATCCACATTGCAGGCCTTGGTATCCACCCATGTTGCGCCACTTGCAATACAGTCCAACACAAATATGCCGCCTGCTTCTTTGGTAGCTGCGCCTACTGCACGAAGATAATCATCAGGCAAGATCATGCCAGCACTGGTTTCCACATGCGGAGCAAACACCACATCTGGTCGAGATGCCTGTATCATTTGCACTACCATGTCTAGGTCGGCAGGATAAAATGGTTCTTGATCTCCTGCAGTGTGTCGGCGTGCCATCACTGTGACCACATCGGGACTGACTTGACTGGCATCAAAAATCTGTGACCAACGATAACTGAACCAACCATTGCGTATGATCAAACACTTTTTCCGATTGGCAAACTGTCGCACCACTGCTTCCATACCAAAGGTACCACTGCCGGGCACAATGGCAGCAGTGTCGGCATTGTAGGCCTCTTTGAGAATGCTGCTGATGTCTTTCATTACATCAATAAACTCATCACTCATGTGATTGAGACTGCGATCAGTGTACACCACTGAAAATTCTTTTAATCGTCTATAGGGTTTGGTCATTAGGATAATTCTCTTTTGTTTGTTTGCGTTTCTTTGCGTGGTATTTCTTCATTGCATTACTATGTGCTGCTTTCCACTCATCACTGCGAGTACGACCTTTCATTGCTTTGCTTTGATTTAATTTGTGTTCTTCAGTTTTCTTTTTACCTTTTAGAGGAGATGGTTTAACATATGGCTCTATATTTTCAAAAAACTCATATCTTATTTGTTTTTGTTTACAATGACCAAAGTTTCCTTCTGCTGTATACTTTACATTTGATGCATTTGTTTTTAAGTCCTGAGCACATTCTATTAAGGAATCATATTTTTTATAAAAAGACCCATCTAGATTGTATGTGTATACTTCTATTCTCTTTTCAACTGCTTTCTGTTTTATACCTGATGTAATCTTGTTAATGTTTTCAAGTTTGTGATGCTTTCCTAACATTCCCTTAGGATGTCCATTCTCTAGCAACCACTCTTTTCTGTATTCGGATGCTCGGCGTCTCAACCAACCAAATAATTTATTATTTGCTCTAGATTCAGTATGATGAGTTGTCATTATAACTGCGGCGTTTATTAAAGGAGGACTATTAGGATATATCTTAACTAATAGTTGATGTGCTAAAAAATGTTCTTCTGGTGTTAATACTGCAATGTTATCTTTATCGTCAGAACCGCCCAGGCACTTAGGAATAATATGATGCTTTTCAACATATCCTGTAAGAGTTCTAGTGCGGCTTCTTTCAATTAACATATCGTAGTGTTTTTTGTAATTCATACTATTATTTATCTAATAGACAATAATAATACTATTATTTACTAATCAAAGTTTACAACTTTCGCAGGAATCTTCGTCATCAAAGTCGATTTGTTCAAGTGGCGTATTAGGAGTGGTTTCATCTGTAGATTTTGATCCTTGCTTATTCACAAGGCTATAATAGAAGGTCTTAATTCCCCAATGATGTGCTTGCATCAAGTTCTTGGCAATCAATGTGGTGGGTACTTTGCGTCCTGGAAAGTGTGCAGGATTATAAAAAGTGTTGGTGCTGATGCTTTGATCCACATAGGCGGCCAATACCGCTGCTGTTTTCAAGTAGCCGTCACAGTCCCGTTGTTCCCACATCAGTTGATAACGATTCTTTAGTTTGTGATACTCGGGTACAACCTGTGTGAGACTGCCGGCCTTGGATTCTTTCACGGAGATCAGGCTCATGGGCATTTCAATGCCATTGGTTGAGTTGATCACAACGCTGGAACTTTCCACGGGTGCAATGGCCATTAGTGTGGCATTGCGTACTCCGTGTTGTAACATACGCTCACGCAGGGGTTCCCAATCCAGTTCAGGAGCAAAGTCGGCCAGTTCATTGCTACCTGCGGCTCTGCGCTCCCAAGGAAACATGCCTCGACCATACCAAGTCTGCTCGCTGTCTTTGCAAGGGCCACGCTCTTGTGCCAGTTCCACAGTGGCTTCGGTCAAGTAGTAGGCTTGATGTTCCATCCAGGTCTTGACATCTTGCAAGGCATCTTTGTCGCCATACTTCAATCCACGCTTGGCATGCCAGTAGGCCAAATTGGTCACCCCAATGCCCAAGGGTTGGATTTCATCATTGCTGAGTTTAGACTGGATGGATAGAAAATCTTGGTAATCCAAGATGTTGCAAAGGCTACGCTGCAGGATACGGCAAGCACGGCGCATGTCTTCAGGATTGCGGAACGCACCCCAATTGATCGATCCCAGAGTGCAAAGAGCAATGCGGCCCTCTGGATCGTCCAGTCTCTTGAATGGTTTCGTAGGTAGTAGGATCTCACAGCACAGGTTACTTTGATAAATGGTGTGATACTCAGGATCAAACGGACCTTGGTTCATCACATTGTCAATGAACACCAGGTAAATGCGACCAGTGTCGGTACGCTCTTTTAAGATGCCGCCTTTGAATACTTCTTCTGCCGACATTACTTTCTTGCGCAGGTCTTTGCGGCGTTCATAGCGTGTGTACAGTGCTTCAAACTCCGTGG